TCACCCTGCCGCTTTTAACATCTCCCGCTGCGCCTCCCACGCGAGCGGAAGCTTCGCGCGGACGAGAATCTCGAGCGTCAGCGTCTTTGGCTGCCGTCCTTCCAGGATGCGCTGCGCGATGTCAGGGGCGAGGAGGGTGAGCCGAAGGATCTCGCTCACGCGCGTTCGGTCCATCTTCTCGCGCCGGGCGATTTCCGCGCTATCGGCCACGTTGCCGGCGTCCAATTGTGCCTGCCAGTACAGCGCTAGCGCGAGGGCCTTCACCAGCGTGGTATCGTTAAAGGGTAGCACGGGTAGGGACGGCGCTGGAGCGGCGACAATCGGATCGGTCACCCCCGCGGGCGGGACCACGACTTTGCGGTTGCCGCGCTTGCGAATGAGCAGCGGCACAAAGGTCGTGATCCGCACGCTGCCATTGTCCAGCGGGTGTCGGCGTTCGTGCACCGGCCCGCTGCGCAGCACTTCCTTCCGGATCCGACTCATGGCGTCGCCTCCATCTCCAGCAACTCGCCGCCGATGCGGTCAGCGGTCAGTTCGCCGGCCAGATCCTTCCAGCCCAACTCGCGCCATACAATGTCGATCCCGTCCGACAGGAGCACCACGCGCTCGATCAGCAGGTTCACCAGGCGCAACTGCTCCTCGGGGAACAGCTGTGGCCAGACGGCGGCGAGCCGCTGCATGGCCAGCACGACGGTCGGCTCTTCGACTTCAGGGTATTGCCGCCGCACCTGATCCCAGATGCCCTGGATCGACTCGGGGGACTGCAGCGCCTGGACCACCAGATTCACGACCACCTCCTCGATCTGGTCAGCCGGGATGAGTCCGGTGGCGCTGCTGCGGTGCCCATAACGCACGTCCGCCTTCGGCATGTAATAGCGGTACTTCTTGCCAGACGGCTTCTTCGCGAAGCTGATGTAATACTTCACACCGTTTGCGTCATAAAGCAGCCCGCGCAGCAGGGCATCGGTCTTGTAGCGGGTCTGGGATTCGCCCTTTCGCTCGTGGGCATCCTCGGCGAGGATCGCCTGTACCCGATCCCACAGCGCCCGGCTGATGATCGGCTCGTGCTGACCAGCGTGAGTGGTGTCCTTGTGCCGGAGTTCGCCGACATAGATCGGGTTGCGCAGCAGCTTCGCGAGGTACTTCTTGTCCATCGGCGTGCCGTTCTTGACGCCGCCGTCCTTGAGGCGCGTCGGCTTGGTGGTCAGGCCGTCGACGGCCAACTCCCGGCACACCGCGGTGGCCGAGCGCAACTCGGCAAAGCGCTCGAAGATGCGCTGCACGATCCGGGCGTCTTGCTCCACGATCAGCAACTTCCGGTCCTTCACCTCGTAACCCAGCGGCACGTAGCCGCCCATCCAGATGCCCTTGCGCTTGCTGGCGGCGATCTTGTCGCGGATGCGCTCGCCGGTGACCTCGCGCTCGAACTGGGCGAACGACAACAGGATGTTCAGCATCAGCCGCCCCATCGAGGTCGTCGTGTTGAACTGCTGCGTCACCGACACGAAGGACACCTTGTGGCGCTCAAAGACCTCGATCAGCCTGGCAAAATCGACGAGGCTGCGGGTGAGGCGGTCGATCTTGTAGACGACCACGATGTCGATCTGGTCGGCGACGATGTCGGCCATGAGTCGCTTGAGGGCAGGGCGCTCCATGTTGCCGCCCGAGTAGCCGCCGTCGTCATAGTCGTCCTCGACCGGCGTCCAGCCTTCCGAACGCTGGCTCATAATGTAGGCACTGCCGGCTTCCCGCTGCGCATCGAGCGAGTTGAACGACTGATCGAGCCGCTCGTCGGTGGACACGCGTGCGTACACCGCGCAGCGCTTGCGGGTCACGATGGTACTCATTTGGCCCTCCGCTGCGTCTTGGCGAGGCCGAAGAACACGGGGCCCGACCATGGCGTGCCGGTGATGTGGCGCGCCACCGCCGACAGGCTCTTGAAGGCACGCCCGTCGTAATCGAAGGTGCCGTCGACGCGCACGGTGACGCGGTGCTCGCAGTTGTCGTACTCACGCAAGAGGACGGTGCCGGGCGCGATGCGCATCTCGTTGGGCTTCTTGCCCAGCTTCGACTGTGCTTCGCCGATGCGAAGCAGTTGGCGCTGCACCGTCGCTTTGAGACCGCCGTAGGCCTCCTCCTGCAGTTTGTAGGCGACGCGGGCCTGGACGTAGTCGCGGTTGTGGTGGTTGGGGCGGCGCGGGAAATAGCGGTCCCACAGCGCCCATAGCTCCTTCATCGGCAGCTTCGGCAAAGTTGCTACGCGCGCGGCGACCGATTGCGCCTGGGTTGATGCCTTCATCATATAACTCCTCGTTGAGACGGAGTTGTATGAAGGCGCTCGGGGGCCGAGAAGCCAAGCGGAAAATCTCGCTCTCGCGGCCGGGTGGCGTGCAACCGTGCAATCGCGGCGGCGACAATCGTGGCAGCCTCACGGGCACGCTGGCGCGGTGTCAGGAGGTCGGGAGAAGTAGTTTCGACGGTCATTTCGGTATCCATGAGAGTGTTCAGACCGTCATGGATAATATGACCGCAAAAGCGGGCGCGCTGGGTGTGGTGGGGTAGGCGCGAGTAGATGCGTGACCTTGGTTGCGGAGACGACGGTGCCGGATGGCAAGGCGATTGGTGAATTCCCGCGTCCAGCCTGCGATCAGGTTTGCTTCGTTGATGCCTCGGTTGCCGCCGCGCTGTCCAGAAACCGTTCGCATTCCACCATGAGCGATCGGCCGACGTCGGAGTCATAGTTCGGATCCAGCGATTCCATCATCTCATGGGCGGTAAAGAGACCGGCTTCCCGCGAGAGCGACGCCGCGATGTGCCTGGCCAATTGATCGCTCAGGGCGGACAGATGCTTTCGGTCGCCAATCGGCAGGCTCCGTTTCGATCGAGATAGCCAATCCGCGCAGAGGCTCGCGCCTTGGGCTTCGGTCAGCCATTGGTCATGCTCGTAGTATGCGGACAAGCGCTCGGCGACGAGGGCATAGATCAATGCGATCCGTGTCCCATGATCGGTTGTTGACGAGTGTGAGCGTGTTTCCAATGTCATGTCCTGAATTTTTCCGTCTGGAGGTGACGCTGAACCGTGACACGTGGGCGTCGGCCGTGACCCGTGAGGCCGGGGAAGATGTGCCCGTGCCGGCGAAGGCGCGGCCGCCCTGCAAGCGGGGGAGAGAATTGCGGGCGAGGGTGGCGGAGATAGGTCAGTAGGGCAGTTGGCCGCGCTCGATAAAACGGTCGTAGGTATCGGGCGCTCGCTCATCTTCCCTGTCTGTTGGTCGAAATGGTCGCGGTGCAGCCGATTCCAGCATCAACAATGAAAGCACACGGTTCCCGTCCGGATAGCTGTGCTTGAGTTCACGCAGTGTGATGTCCGACGGTTCCGACGAGCACCAAATTTCGGCTGGCATTTTTACGCCGTTCCATTCCTGATCGATCCGGCTGTCAGCCGCTAGCGTGCCCGGCATAGGCTCCTCCGGATCATCGGTGGTATGCAGTTTGACGCCGGTTCGCACGGCTTGCGGACTGCGCCACTGATATTTCTTGTACCCGTAGTCCCAATAGACCAGAACGGCTCGTTGATCGGTGTACTTCGTGAAGCGGATGCACATTGCCTCGAGCGACACACCGAACTCCATCGCGAGTTCGCCGAGCAGATGGAAATCCACCTTTCTCCCCGCGATGCGCTCACGCAGGAGGTCGCCCGGCATCAATAGGTTGGCCGCAAAATCGTCAGCTTCGCGCTCACGCTGCTTGAGGGTGTCGATGCCCGTATAGACACTCTCCGAGTCGCAGTTGAAGGTGGGCTGGATGGCCCGATGAAGGATGAAGTGTCCGAGTTCGTGCGCGATGGTGAAGCGCTGCCTTTCGGCGCGGGCCTTGCCATTGAAAAATATGCCCCACTCGTTGGGATTGTCGGGGTTGCTGACAAGCGCACCCTCGCTACTGCCCCAACTGATCGGCGCCGGCTCTTTGATTACGGTGCCCTTCCCGAAAGGAGTTGTCGGCAGCATCTGTCGTATCAACTCGAGATCAATGGGCAACTGCAGTTGTCCGATCGCGTCCAACCACGTCAGGATCCGGGCGGCTGCCTTGAACGGGGTCAGCCTGTCGTCATTGCTCATGACTCCTTATCACTCCCTGTCTTGGCCCCCCCAAACATGAGCCGCATCGCTTCACGAAATCGGTTTTTTTCGTCTTCGGTCATCCCTGCGTACTCACGGAAAAACTTCGCGTCCGCGGGACTGGGCGCTTCTACACCGCCGATCGGTTCGCCGAGCAAGTGCAGCACGGTGACGTCCAGTGTCTTGGCGATGGCGTTGAGCCGATCAGCGGTGGGGCGCTGCCCCTCACGCATCTCGAGCTCCCATATGTAGGCCTTTGTGCACCCTACTGCGTCGGCCACTTGCTGCAGAGTGAGGCCTTTGGCTTCTCGGTACTCGCGCAAACGCTTACCGAATGGGGATTGCATGCTTCGTTCCTCGATAGTTTTTGTGGCACAGGAAGTATAGCAATAGAAGCCAGGAGTGTTTATTAGTACTCGATTTGTTTGACAAGAGAGTAGCCCGGCGTAGAATCGCATTTGTATTGTCTGGCTTTACTTAAAAGGCTTGCTGTACTTTCACCGAAATCCTGTCGTCGCGCTCACGCCTGGACAGTTCTTGGGCTGCAGCTTCACGACAACAACAGCAAAAATGGAGCTGACCATGAAACTGACCTACGCAGATGTGTTGCACGAACTTCCCGTCGATGCCACCTTGCAGACCTACCTGAGGCGCTGCGCGCTGCCTCTGCCGACCACGCTGGACTGGACCGACAGTGTGGGCACGTCGCGCCAGATCATCGGTGCGATCCAGACATGCGCCGATGGCGCGATCCGGGATCGGGTGATCGCTGGTTTGCAGACCGCGACCCAACTGACGCACGTTCGCGCCAACGCGGCGATGTTCCAGGCGGCCGTCGCGCATGGCCCTGTGCTGATGGGATTGGTTGCATGCACCAGCGATCTACACCGGTCGTTCTGGCTGCTTGTGCATCACCCCGATGTATTCGAGCGGGCCTGCGATGTCGACTATGTTGATAGTCATGTGAGCCAGGCGCAGCAGATCGATTTGGGTGTGCGCCTGCCGGTGCGCAGAGACAAACTGTCGATGGACGCCTTCTGCGCGGCCATCCAGCATTTCTACGAGAAGGAATTGCATTGTGGTGACGTGGTGGTTGGTCACCTGATGGACCGAGCGCATGGCACGCAACTGGTGACCATTCACGCGAAGGACCTGGCGACCACATCCCTGGAGTTCGATGGTGGGCACCTGCAACGGCGTGTCGGAAATCCGACCATTCATATGGCGATCGAATACTCCCAGCGCACCGGCGTGGCCCGCACCTTGATCAAGGGCGGAGAGAAGTACAACAAGATGCTGGCCACTGCTTTCGCCGAGCATCTGCTGGGCGTAACGGTCACCGCCCATCGCCTGAAACCGCCGCCGCTGGATCTGTCGGGCCTGCGTACAGGATTTCACGCGCAGCAAGCGATCCAGGACGGGTTTGCGGTGCTGCAGGTGAAGTCGATCACCTTGATTACGCCCGACGAAAAGCTCAAGGGCGTGTTCACGGCCGCCGCCAGCAGCGAAAATGAATGCGTTACCGATCTGATCGCTCAGAATTTTCCCAACGACAACCCGCTGGCCCACCACTGGCAGATCGGCGCGGCCAGCATCAATCTCTACTATCCGCCCGAACCCGGCAAACAGCGCACCAAGGTGGTGACGGTGGAAGTTACCAGTCGTGGTCGGCTCAACCTGCACAAGTTCGATGAGAAATTGCGCAAGCAACTCGAGGCTTATCTGGTCGAGGTCGGCATCTTGAACCCCGATCAGACGCTATCGATGGAGGAGGTCAGCATCGAGGAGCGGCCGGACCTGCTGGTCGCGTCCGATGATCTGGTTGAGACCGAGCAATGACCGATAGCGCGCGGGGGCCCGGTTGGCGACTGGCGTGTCGACTGTTTGCGGCGGGTGCCCCCGTACGTGAATCGAGCTTGAGTCCTGCCGAGCGCCGAGGACTTGCGCGGCTGCAACAGGACAAGGCCGTCGAGTTCGCCAAGGTCGATCTGCGCTTCGTATTGTGCCCCTACTGCCAGCAAGAGCGCGGCCCGGTGTTCGGCGACGGTGGCCAAAACGTCTGTCACTGTCCGGAATGCGGCCCGGTGCCGCTGGCCGATGAGGACCGGCAGGCCTGGCAACTCAAGCCAGGCTGGATGCTGCGCAAGGTGCGCGCTGCGCTCAATCTGGATGGTGCCGCAGAGGCGGAACTGAGCCACGGCGCGGTTCGGGTCGGGGTCTATGAGCGTCATCCCGTAGTCGTGGCACCTTCCCTTGACGCGGTACTGCGTCATCCCGATGTGCTTAGCCGTGCCCGTATCGGCAGGAATTCGGTGCCGTGGGTGATGACGCCCAAGCCATTGATGGGTGTAGACAGTACGGTACTTGGCAGTGATGCACAGTGGTGGTCATTGGAAGAACGATTCATGCTGTTCGGCGGTTCGCTCAGCTTCGTGCCGCCGGGGGCTGAGGTCGCAGATCTCGGCGACGAACCGGCGGGACCGACGCATGGCCTGTTCTCGGCTGATTTCAAGTGGGTGTTTCTCGACGATGCCCCCGACGATCCGATCTTTCTCTCCGATGCGCAGGCGGCGATTTTCAAGGCGCTATGGCACTTCCGGGGCGAGCCACAAACGGCCGAAGCGATCATGAATCGGGCGGGTCTCGATAGCCCCCGGCCCAGCGAGAACTTCAAGGTCAAGGACAAGAACAAGGGCGACCCGCGTTACGAGCGCCCGAAGTTGGCCTATGACAGGCTGGTGCAACGCCGTCAGCGCGAAGGGCTGTACTGGCTGCCATGTGCGGCGCCTCTTAAGTTCAAACCCGAGATCACTGCGGCCATCTGATTCTCTCCGGCCGTGATCAATGGCGAACCGCTCCTGGGTGGGGTGGTTCGCCATTGTGGTTTCTGAGGCTCGGTTTCAACGCAGTTCGCTCACCAAGCCCCTAGATAGCTGGCTCTGGTCGTCCAGTCCCAGGTCGTCACTTCCGAACCGCAACTTTCCCACCAGTTCGCTATTGGGTCCGTTATCGGTTCGTCATTGAATTTTGACACTGCAGGCGTTGTTCAACCACCTGAAAAGGAAACGCCATGCAGCACGCAACAGGCCACCCGGCCGGCCACCCCCTCGCCGAGGCGCTCGACCTTGGCAACACGGTTCTCCAACTCGAGTCCATCACCGCCGCGCGGCTCGCCTCCGTGCCCGTGTCGGCGATCGCCGAACTGATCGACCTGCTCGACAGCATCGGCGGCCGCATCAAGACCGCCCAGGCCGAAGTCAGCAAGACTCTCACAGCGCGTTACGCTGAACAGGCCAAGTTGCAACTGCTTGCCAGCGGTCGCGACACGGGTGTGACGCACCTGACAGACGCCGGGTTCGACATCACTGCCGAGATCGGCAAAGACGTGAAGTGGGAGCAGCCGGCGCTCAAGCAACTCGCCCGTCGTATTGCCGAAGGTGGTGAGGATCCGGCCGAGTACATCGAAGTCCGCTATAGCGTCAGCGAGGCCAAGTACAAGGCGTGGCCCGAGACGATTCGCAGCGTATTCGAGTCCGCTCGCACGGTCACGCCCAAGGCGCCGAAGTTCTCGCTGAAGCAAGTCGGGGAGGGCAAGTGATGAACGCCCTCACTGCGTTTAATTTCGAGTCCCATCCCGTTCGCGTTATTCACGATGAGCGCGGGGAGCTTCAGTTCGTGGTGGCCGATGTCCTTGCCGTTTTGACGCTGGACCGCAAGGCACTGGAGCGCCTTGACGACGACGAAAAGGGGGTGAGTTCAATTCACACCCCTGGCGGAATCCAGGATATGACGGTCGTCAATGAGCCGGGCGTATACAGCCTCGTGCTCGGAAGCCGTAAGCCCGAGGCCAAACGCTTCAAGCGCTGGGTCACGCACGAAGTCCTGCCCACGATCCGCAAGACGGGATCCTACGCGGTGCCGGGTTCGGTCGCGGCGCTACCGTCCGCGACGCAAGACAAGGTCAGCGCGCTGCTCTTGATCGGCGAGGCGGTTACACGCGTACCCGGCGTCAAAGCCGGCATCGCGATGGCCGCGACGCTGACCTCGATCCAGGACAACACGGGCCTTGTGCTCGAAGCGATCCGTCGTGCGTTGCCGACGCTCGAGGCCCCGGCGCCCGCCATGAACCCGACCCAACTGGGCCAAGCGCTGGGGGGGCTCGCCGCACGCACGGTGAATCTGCGCCTCGAAGCGCTCGGCCTGCAGTACCGCAACGACCGCAAGGAATGGGCGCTGACCGCCGCCGGCGAGGCTTTCGGCGAGGCGTTTCCGTTCTCGCGCCACGGCCACAGCGGCTACCAGATCCTGTGGCGGCCCGATGTGATCGAGCAGATCCGGGAGGTGGCGTGATGAACCGCGCGCCCGCCGCCCATACGACCACCGAGCCCGCGCCGAACCGCGCCTACCTGCGCGAACGCGAGTTGGCCGAGCGCTGGGGCTTATCGCCGCGGACGCTGCAGCGCTGGCGGCTTGAGCGACAGGGGCCGCGTTTCGTGAAGTTCGGCCGCAGCGTCTCGTATCCGCTGCAAGGAGAAAACGGCGTGCTCGATTGGGAGCGCCGCTGCGCGACTCATACCTCGGATATCCAGGAGTAATCATCATGGCGTTTCCCATCATCACCGCCGAGGCGCGGCTCGCCGAGCGTTCGGGCGTGAAGCTGTGCCTGCTCGGGCCGAGCGGCATCGGCAAGACGACGCAACTGAAGTCGCTCGCAGCCGAATCGACCCTGTTCGTCGATGCCGAGGCCGGCGACCTGTCCGTGCGCGACTGGCCCGGCGACTGCGTGCGCCCCAAGACCTGGCCCGAGTTTCGTGACCTCGCCGTCTTTCTGGCCGGCCCCAACCCGGCGCTCCCCGCGGAGGCCGCGTTCTCGCAGGCGCATTACGCCCACGTCTGCGAGCAGTACGGCGCACCGGCTCAACTCGACCGGTATCAAACCTATTTCGTCGACAGCATCACGGCGCTCTCGCGCCTGTGCTTGACCTGGGCGAAAGCCCAACCCGCGGCATTCTCAGATCGCACCGGCAAACCCGATCAGCGCGGCGCCTATGGCTTGCTGGGCCAGGAAATGATCGGCGCGCTCACCCATCTGCAGCACGCCCGCGGCAAGAACGTCGTGTTCGTCGCGATTCTGGATCAGCGCGCCGATGACTTCGGCAAGAAGTTCTTCGTGCCGCAGATCGAGGGCTCCAAGACCGCGCTCGAGTTGCCCGGAATTGTGGACGAAGTGGTGACGCTCGCCGAACTGCAGACGGAAGCCGGCGAGAGCTATCGCGCCTTCGTCTGCCACACCGTCAATCCCTGGAGTTACCCGGCGAAAGACCGCTCGGGGCGCCTCGATCTCGTCGAGCCGCCCGACCTCGGTCAGCTGATCGCCAAGTGCGCCCAGGCGCAGGCCTCCGCGCGTCGTGCCGCGCACCCGGCCCACCAAGCCACCGACATCCCCCATTCCGCTACTCAGGAGTAAGCCGCGATGACCCAATGGAACAACTTCAACGACGCCGAGCAACAACAAGGGTTCGACCTGATTCCGAAGGGGACGCTCGTCAAGCTCAGGATGACGATCAAGCCGGGCGCGTTCGACAACCTTGAGATGGGCTGGACGGGCGGCTGGGCGAGCGAGTCCTTCGACACCGGCGCGGTGTTCCTCGCCTGCGAGGGCATCGTCCTCGACGGGCCGTATGCCAAGCGGAAACTGTGGTGGAACGTCGGGCTGCACTCGGCGAAGGGGCCGACGTGGGCCAACATGGGGCGCACCTTCATCCGCGCCGCGCTCAACTCCGCGCGCAACGTCCATCCTCAGGACACCACGCAGGGGGCCCTGGCGGCGCGCTGTATCCGCGACTTCGGCGATCTGAACGGTCTCGAATTCGTCGCCCGCATCGACATCGAGAAAGACGCCAAGGGGGGCGACCGGAACACCATCCGGAACCCGGTCGAACCCGATCACCGCGACTACGTGCGGCTGATGGGGCTGCCTGCGCCGAGCTCGCCGGTCGCAACGTCCGCTCCGCCTGCCCACCCCACCCAATCGCCTACCCCGGCCGCATCCAATCCTGCCGCTCGACCGAGCGCGCCGAGCGGCAAACCGGCGTGGGCACAGTGATGGGGCCGCGCGATGAAATGCTGGGTCTGCCCGCGGGAAGCCCGAGGATTCGGGCACGCCGATACCCGTTTCCGTCCGGGCGAGCCCGCGCGCTATCCGACCCACTGGGCGTTCTGCAGCCGTCGTTGTCAGGACCTGTTTGCGGCGCTGTACGGGCAGTGGGCCGCCGCGAACCCGCCACGAAAGGAGCACTTCATGATCGACGCGACTGAACACGAGCGCGCGGCGATGCGCGCCTGCCTGAAGGCCTTTGGGGAGGCGGCCGACGTGATCGGCTTCGACAAGGCGCTCGGCGCGTATTCGGAAGCCGAGGCGCTGGCGGTGATCGAGGCCATCGTCACCGGATTCACAGAGGCGATGGTCGAACAGCGTGCCGCGCACGCAGGGGGCAAGGCCGCGGGAGCAGGCTTTGCCGACTTCAAAGACGACTTGCCGTGGGAGGCGTGATGCTCGACTTCAATCATCAGCCCAAATTTCACGAGCAGGTGACGGCCGTGATCGACGCCGCGCTCGATGCGGAACGCGCGCGGCAGTCTCCACGCAGCTACCTCGGGGCCTCGCGCCTCGGGGTGAGTTGTGAGCGTGCCCTGCAATACGAATACGTCGGTGCCCCGGTCGACCCCGCAAGGGGTTTTACCGGACGCACGCTGAGGATCTTTGAGGTCGGACACGTGCTCGAGGACCTGGCGGTGCGCTGGCTGCGTCGGGCCGGGTTCGAACTGCACAACCAAAAGGCCAATGGGGGACAGTTTGGATTCTCGGTTGCCGGCGGCCGCATCCAGGGCCACGTTGACGGGATCATCACCGCGGCGCCTCCCGAACTCGGTCTCGCGTTCCCGATGCTGTGGGAGTGCAAGACGATGATGGATAAGCACTGGCGCGCGTGCGTGAAGTCCGGCGTCGCGGTCACGAAGCCCGTCTATGCGGCACAGATGGCGACGTACCAGGCCTACATGGAAGGCACGGTCGAAGGCATCAGCCGCCAGCCGGCGCTCTTCACCGCGATCAACAAGGACACGCAGGAGTTGTGGTTCGAACTGGTGCCGTTCGATTCGGCGCTCGCGCAGCGCATGTCCGATCGCGCGGTGAAGATCATCCGGGCGACCGAAGCTGGCGAACAGCTGCCGCGCAGCTTCGCCAAGCCGACGCACTTCGAGTGCCGGCTGTGTGCGTGGCAGGACCGCTGCTGGCAGTCGGGAGGGGCGCAATGAGCACGCCATCGATGCCCACCTCCGCGCTCGCCCTTGCACAAAACCTGCGCTGGCGCCCGCCGCGCCCACTCGTGGGCATGAAGACGCTTGAGCGCGTGCTGAACCGCCATGCCGAGCTCAGCACCCCCGAAGCCCGGCTCGCGGTGGCCGTGATCGCGCTCGCCATCGTCGACTGCATCAGTACTAAGGAGGGCGTGCGACGCGAAGCGCGCCGCTTCGTTCTCGGTGACGCCCTGGTGCAGTGGGCCGATCTGGTCGGACTCGAGCCGTACTTCGTTCGCGAAGTCGCACGTGAGGCCGGTTATCTCGCCTCCGAGGCGAAGTACTGGGTGCGCGCGCCCAAGGCCAAACCAGTCAGTTCGCCCATGCGTCCGTGCACTTCAGTCCCGCCTGCAAAGGCCCACGCGGTCAAGAACAAGGAGGTTCTGCATGCTTGATTTCAACGACGTCATCACCTCGCCGGCGTCTCCCAGCCACACTCGCGAGGCGGTCCGCACGGCGCTGCTGGCCCAACTCGAGTCGGTGCTGACGCGGCTCTTTGCCGCCGGCACCCGCATCCCCGACTCGGTGATCCGCGTGATGCGCCACAAAGGCAAGATCGGGCAGGACATTGACCACCCGGCCGTGTTTCCGGTGGCGCTGCCGGAGTTCGTGATCGAGGCCTACACCGACGTTGGTGACATCGTGTTCGAACCCTTCGGCGGCAGCGGCACGACGATGCTCGCGGCCGAGCGCACCGGTCGGATCTGCCGCAGCGTGGAGATCGCGCCGGAGTACGTGGATGTCGCCATCAAACGCTTCCAACAGAACCACCCCGGCGTGCCGGTCACCTTGATCGCCACCGGTCAGTCCTTTGAGCAGATTGCTGCCGAACGCGCCATCACCCTGGATGCCGAGGTGATGGCATGAACTGGCTGGCCGACAAGATCGAACAATGGCCGACCGCCAAGCTGCTGCCCTACGCCCGCAACGCGCGCACCCATTCCGAAGATCAGGTGGCGCAGATCGCTGCCAGCATCGCCGAGTTCGGATTCACCAATCCGATCCTGGCGGGCAGCGACGGCATCATCGTGGCTGGCCACGGTCGCCTCGCTGCTGCCCAGAAGCTCGGGTTGGAGATCGTGCCGGTGGTAGTGCTGGATCACTTGAGTCCGACCCAGCGCCGTGCCTTGGTCATCGCGGACAACCGCATTGCCGAGAACGCGGGTTGGGACGATGCGATGTTGAGGATCGAACTGGAAGCCTTGCAGATCGAGGGCTTCGATCTGGACATCACTGGCTTCGACGCCGACGCGCTGGCCGAACTGATCGCGGGCGACGAGCCGGACAACGAAGGCCAGACCGATGAGGATGCGGTGCCCGAGGTCAGCGAGACACCCATCTCGCGTCCGGGAGATGTCTGGATCATGGGTCAGCACCGACTGCTGTGCGGCGACTCGACCGTGGCCGAAAGCTACGACCGACTGATGCAAGGCGCGGTGGCGGACATGGTCTTCACCGACCCGCCGTACAACGTGAACTACGCCAACTGCGCCAAGGACAAGATGCGCGGCAAGGATCGCGCGATCCTGAACGACAACCTCGGTGATGGCTTCTACGACTTCCTGCTGGCGGCCCTGACGCCCACCGTGGCCCATTGCCGGGGGGGAATTTACGTGGCGATGTCGTCCAGCGAACTGGATGTGCTGCAGACCGCCTTTCGCGCCGCCGGTGGCCACTGGTCGACCTTCATCATCTGGGCCAAGAACACCTTCACGCTTGGTCGCGCCGACTACCAGCGCCAGTACGAACCGATCCTCTACGGCTGGCCCGAGGGGGCGCAGCGCCACTGGTGCGGTGATCGCGATCAGGGCGATGTGTGGGCGATCAAGAAGCCGCAGAAGAACGACCTGCACCCGACGATGAAGCCCGTGGAGTTGGTCGAGCGCGCGATCCGCAATTCGAGCCGCCCGGGTAACGTGGTGCTCGATCCGTTCGGCGGTTCTGGCACGACGCTGATCGCCGCCGAAAAGTCAGGTCGCATCGCGCGGCTGATCGAACTCGATCCGAAGTACGTGGATGTGATCGTGCGCCGGTGGGAGGACTTCACCGGTAAGCAGGCCACGCGCGAGGCGGATGGCACGCTGTTCGACAATCAGTTGTTGGCGTCAGGAAACGTTGAGATGCCGGTGCAGCCGTTCCACATTGCTTAGGCTCATTCCGGTGTGCGTCGCTTATCAGTGCTCGGTGCGCTTGAGGTCTCGGTAGAAATTCTCGTGCGGCCCGACCATCAGCAGTTTGAGCGTGTTTTCATCCAGTACGCGGTAGGCCAGTAGGCACAACAGCTTGTCCATGCGGAACTTGTAAACCTGCACGCCAGCCAGATCGCCGACTTTCATTTCGCCGGCTTCGGGGTGAGTGGCTATCGTGCGCACGGCCTCATCAAGTGCAGCCTTTTGCTGCGGGTACAGTTTCTTGACTGTGCGCTCGAAGGTCGGGGTAACAAGGACGCGCATCAGCCGAACTGGTACTCGCCAACAGGCTCTTCCTGATCGGCGATCAGGATGTCACGAATCACGCTGTACGGTAGATCCGGGTTTTCTGCGGCGATCTTGCCGATCTGTGACCAGTACTCGATCTGTTTGGGTACAGAGCGGTGCTCGATGCTGCCGTAGCGCTTGGCGCTCTCAACCAGCGCTTCTGATAGTTTTACATTGATGGCCATGGAAACCTCCGTTGAATGGTTCCATTGTACTCCGCAATGGACCAAAATGGAGCCTGTGCGCCTCAGGCGACCCAAGTCTCTTCGACAATCTCGCAGTGAATCACAAAGCCTGTTAGGTAGGGCATGCCGCGCGGGATGCCGTAGTCCCTGCTGGTCTGGCGCCCGATGGTCCAGCCCATCCACTGCTGGGTGGCGGCGTTAATCGCGTCCGCCAGGGTTTTCCCCTGGTAAAGCCCGTTCTGGACGTTGTCGGCAAAGTGGCGTCCGTGGCGGCTGTCGAGGAAGACCCGAACCGATTCGAGGGGCTGGCTGGTGGCGTCCGAGATGGCGGCGCACGCCTGCGGCCATGCGGCGCTGGCGTGCTCGTTCATCGTGCCCCAGAAGCCCCAGGCTTCGTTCTGGGTGGCGGGGATGTGTGTGGTGGCGTTCATCTCTGGCTCCTTCGGGTTGATCGTTGCGACACCCGTAGTAACGCGCTGTTCGATTGAGAAGCCAAGCGGCGCTTGGCCTCTTTCTCGATCTTTCTGATCAGGCGATGCGGTACACCCGCTCGCCGCCCTGGGCCTTGTCGGAGACGATGGTCAGGCCGAGTTTTTTCTTGAAGGCGCCGGCGAAGGTGCCGCGCACCGTATGCGCCTGCCAACCCGTCGTTTCGCAGATCTGCGCGATGGTGGCGCCCTCGGCTCGCTGCAGCATCCGGATGATCTCGGCTTGCTTGCTGTTCTCGCGGGTGCGCGGCTTGGCCCTTTCCTTGGCCCACTCGGCCTCCGCAGCCGTCACGGCGGCCTCGATCTCCGGATCGGGATCCAGGGGGGCGGGTTCGGGCGTGATTTCCGGCGCGGTCTCGGGTGCAAACTCGGGACGGGCATAGCCCATCGCGTCGTAGCCCTCGGCGGCGACGAACCAGTCGGTGCCGTCGGTGGTGATCAGGGCACGGTTGAACATCCCGTCGAGCACCTTGTTGCGCGCGCCGCCGTTGATCTTCTCCGGAAACCATTCGATCTTGCCATCGGTGTGCTCCAGCGCGTAGGCCAGGATCGCGTGCTGGGTCGGGGTCAGGGTGGTGGTGATCATGAGCTTCTCCTTCACGGTTGGTGGATCACGATGTGATGAACGCGCTGTCCCCGATGGAAGCCAAGCTCAATCTGCGGGAATGACGAACAAATGAGTGAAGGTGACGATGGGACTCTCGATTCGCGCCTACGCGCGCCACCGTGGCGTCTCGCACGTGGCCGTGAAAAAGGCCATCGACACCGGGCGGATCACGCCGCTGCCTGACGGCACGATTGATGCGGATGCGGCGGACGCCCAATGGGCACAAAACACATTGCAACCCCGCAAGGCGGCAGCGCCGGAGAAGCTCAGCACCGCGAAGGCGCGCGTACTACCCGAGCGTGAGGTGCCCGAACCCGGCACCCCACCGTTGTCGACGGGTGGCACATCGCTGCTGCAGGCACGCACCGTCAACGAAGTGCTCAAAGCCCAGCTCAACAAGGTGGAGCTGGCACACCGCAAGAAGGAACTGGTGGATCGGGCGCAGGCCGTGGCGCACGTGTTCAAACTTGCGCGTATCGAGCGCGACGCGTGGCTGAACTGGCCTGCACGCATCTCCGGGCAGATGGCCTCCACGCTCGGCATCGACGCGCATCAGATGCACGTGGCCCTGGAGGCTGCCGTGCGCGAGCACTTGATTGAGCTGGGCGAGTTGCGCCCCAGAGTTGATTGACTGGGGAGTGATGGCAATGGACTACGAAGGCGCGCAGGAGATCGACCGAGCGTGGCGCGACGGACTCACTCCCGACCCGCTGCTTACGGTATCGGAATGGTCCGATCGTCACCGGATGCTCTCCAGCAAGGCGTCTGCAGAGCCGGGGCGCTGGCGCACCAGCCGCACGCCGTACCTCAAGGCCATCATGGACTGCCTGTCGCCGACCTCACCGGTCGAGCGGGTGGTGTTCATGAAGGCTGCCCAACTCGGCGCGACCGAGATGGGTTCGAACTGGATCGGCTACGTCATCCACCACGCACCGGGTCCGATGATGGCGGTCTGGCCGACCGTGGAGATGGCCAAGCGCAACTCCAAGCAGCGGATCGACCCGCTGATCGAGGAGTCGGCGGCCCTGGCGGAACTGATCGCCCCGGCCAGGAGCCGCGACTCGGGCAACACCATCCTGGCCAAGGAATTCCGCGGCGGCGTGCTGGTGATGACCGGGGCCAACAGCGCGGTGGGGTTGCGCTCGATGCCGGTGCGGTATCTCTTCCTCGATGAGGTCGACGGCTATCCGCTGGACGTGGAGGGGGAGGGCGATGCGATCTCCTTGGCTGAGGCACGTACCCGCACCTTCGCGCGCCGAAAGATTTTCATCGTGTCGACGCCGACGATTTCGGGGGCTTCGGCTATTGAGCGCGAGTACGAGTCTTCGGATCAGCGCCGCTACTTTCTGCCGTGCCCGCATTGCTCGCATCGGCAGTGGCTGCGCTTTGAGCAACTGCGCTGGGATAAAGGGCTGCCGGAGACCGCCGCCTACATCTGCGAATCCTGCGACACGGCGATTCCCGAGCATCACAAGACCTGGATGCTGGAGCACGGCCAGTGGCGCTCCATGGTCGAGGACTGCAACGGCAAGACGGCAGGCTTTCACTTGTCGTCTCTGTATAGCCCCGTGGGTTGGCGCAGTTGGCGCGACATCGCCGCGGCCTGGGAGGGGGCGGTGAGCAAGGACTCGGGATCGGCCGCCGCCATCAAGACCTTCAAGAACACCGAACTGGGCGAGACCTGGGTCGAGGAAGGCGAAGCGCCCGACTGGCAACGGCTGGTCGAGCGCCGTGAGGAGTACCGCATCGGTACCGTGCCGCAAGGCGGACTCCTCCTGGTCGGCGCGGCTGACGTCCAGAAGGATCGCATCGAGGCCTCGATCTGGGCCTTTGGGCGTGGCAAGGAGTCGTGGCTGGTGGAGCACCGCATCCTGATGGGCGACACCGCCCGTGACGCGGTGTGGAAGCGCCTCAGTGAGTTGCTCGCCGAGAACTGGACGCACGCCTCGGGCGCCGCGATGCCGCTGGCCCGTTTCGCGCTCGACACCGGCTTTGCCACGCAGGAGGCCTACGCCTTCGTGCGGGCCTGCCGGGATGCGAGGGTGATGGCGGTCAAGGGCGTGCGGAGTGGGTCGATGGGGGGCGCTGCCCTGATCGGTACGCCGACGGCCATCGATGTCTCGCAGGCCGGCAAGAAGCTGCGCCGCGGCATCAAGGTCTATAGCGTCGCGGTCGGCATCGCCAAGCTCGAGTTCTACAACAACCTGCGTAAGAGCGCGGACGTGGCCGAGGACGGCGTCATGGTGACGTATCCGACCGGCTTCGTCCACCTGCCGAAAATCGACGCCGAGTTCATCCAGCAACTGTGCGCCGAACAACTGATCACACGGCGCGACCGCAACGGCTTCCCGGTGCGCGAATGGCAAAAGATGCGTGAGCGCAACGAAGCGCTCGACTGCTACGTGTACGCACGCGCCGCCGCGTCGGCAGCTGGCCTGGATCGCTTCGAGGAACGCCACTGGCGCGAACTCGAACGCCAACTCGGGATGGCGCCGCCACCGGATGCGCCGCCGTCCCTGAATGATATTGAACTCAGCAAGGCCACCTCCAGCGGTGGCCTTGCTGTTTCTGGCAACCGCAACACAGGCCGGCGCGTCATCAAAAGCCGCTGGCTGTCCTGACCTCCAAAGGAGCTTTACATGAGTCTGCAAGCCCGCATCGAAAGCCTGGTCGTACGCCTGGCGCAAGAGTTCAATACCCTCAATGGCAAGACAGGCCTATTGGCCAACCTGACCACGACCGACAAGACCAGTCTGGTTGGCGCGATCAACGAGTTGCAATCTGCGGTCGCCGCGGCGACCTCGATCGACGACGTGACCGTGAGCCTCACCTCCACGTACTCGTCGAGCAAGATCGTCGGTCTGCTCGATGTGCTGAAAGCTGAAATTCTGGGTGGGGCTGACGCCGCCTACGACACCCTGATCGAAATTCAGCAACTGCTGCAAGACGGGACCACGGGTCTGGACGCCCTGCTGGCAGCAGTCAACAACCGGGTGCGCTTCGATGCCGCCCAGAGCCTCACGGCGCCGGAGCAGGAACAAGCGCGCGCCAACATCGGGGCCGTTGCCGCGGCGGACATCGGCAACACCGACACCGATTTCGTCGCGATCTTCGAGGCGGCGTTGGTGTGATGAGCCTCGTTCAACGCCTCGAAGCACTGGCCACCCGGCTGGGGCTGGAGGTCAAACGCAAGATTGGCGCTGACCATCCAGGCGTGGCTCGGGCCTGGGTGTGCTTCGGCATCGTCGACGCCCAAGTGATCCTGCGCAGTGCCCACAACGTGGCGGCCGTGATCCGCCTCGGTAAAGGCCGCTACCGGGTGCACTTTGACACGCCGCTGCCGGATGCCGACTACGCCTGGACAGCCTGGGCCCGAAGCAACACCGACAGCGGCCAACAGCGCAACGCCCTTGTGCGTGCCAGCGCCGATCTTAAAACGCCCGAGTTCGTCGATGTCGTGTGTGCCACATCCCAGACGTCGTTCGGCGACTCCGCTGAAATCAACCTCGTGGTGTACCGCTGATGGCCTACACGGAAACCCAGTTGCATGCACTTGAAGCGGCCTTGGCTAAGGGCGAGCGTCGGGTGAGCTTCGGAGACAAGACGGTCGAGTACCGCTCGATCGAAGAACTTACGCAGGCCATCCGGGAGGTTAGGCGCGGCTTGGCGCAGCAGGCTGCCGAGACGGGGCTGTGGCCCGGCGCCCCGCGCCAGATCCGCGTCACCACCTCAAAGGGGTTCTGATGGCTTGGTTCTCGAAAATCCGCAGTCTGTTCGGCAAGTCGCCGGTGCACGAAGCCGCAGGCCAGGGGCGTCGCTCGCTCGCCTGGATGCCCGGCAATCCGGGGGCGGTGGCGGCGCTCCTGGCCACCAGCACCGAATTGCGCATCAAGAGCCGCGACCTCGTCCGGCGCAATGCCTGGGCCCAGTCGGGCATCGAGGCCTTCGTGGCCAACGCGGTCGGCACCGGCATCAAGCCGCAGAGTCTGGCGAGCGATGAGCGCTTCAAGACGCAGGTACAAGCGTTGTGGCGTGACTGGGTGGAGGAAGCCGATGCGGCGGGGCAGACCGACTTTTACGGGCTGCAGGCGCTCGCCTGTCGGGCGATGCTCGAAGGCGGGGAGTGCTTGATTCGGTTGCGGCCACGTCGCCCGGAGGATGGCCTGGTCGTGCCTTTGCAGCTGCAGTTGCTCGAAGCCGAGCACCTGCCGATCAATCTGAACACCGAGTTGCCTTCTGGGAACGTCGTGCGCGCCGGGATCGAGTTCGATGCGCTGGGACGCCGTGTCGCCTACCACCTCTACAAGTCCCATCCCGAGGATGGCCGCTTGGCGCCGATGTCGGGGCAGGGTGGAATGGACACGGTGCGCATCGACGCCAAGGAGATCCTTCACCTCTACCGCGTGCTGCGCCCGGGGCAGATTCGGGGCGAGCCGTGGCTCTCGCGGGCGCTGGTCAAGCTCAACGAACTCGACCAGTACGACGACGCTGAACTGGTGCGCAAAAAAACCGCTGCGATGTTCGCCGGTTTTGTCACCCGCCAGAACCCCGAAGACAACCTGATGGGCGAAGGACTGGCCGACGCCAACGGCATCGCGCTTGCCGGGCTCGAGCCGGGAACGCTGCAGATTCTGGAGCCGGGCGAGGACATCAAGTTCTCCGATCCGGCAGACGTGGGCGGTTCGTACTCGGAGTTCCTGCGCAACCAGTTCCGCGCGGTCGCCGCCGCCATTGGCGTGACCTACGAGCAACTGACCGGGGATCTGACCGGTGTGAACTATTCGTCCATTCGCGCGGGGATGCTGGAGTTCCGGCGGCGCTGCGAGATGGTCCAGCACGGGGTGCTGGTCCATCAACTGTGTCGCCCGGTGTGGGCAGCCTGGATGAAGCAGGCGGTGATCGCCGGGGCGCTCGATGCCCCCGGGTTTGCGCGCGGCGGCCCTGCTCGCCGGCGTCAGTACCTGCAGGCGAAGTGGATTCCGCAGGGCTGGCAGTGGGTCGATCCCGAGAAAGAGTTCAAGGCGATGTTGCTGGCGATCCGCGCTGGTCTGATGAGCCGCTCGGAGGCCATCTCGGCCTTCGGTTACGACGCCGAAGACGTCGATCGAGAGATCGCCGCCGACAACCAGCGCGCCGACGGCCTTGGGCTGGTCTTCGATTCCGACCCGCGCCGCACAGCCAAGGATGGCGGGAGTTTGACCGCTGCGGCCGAGCCGAACCAGAGCGCCGCCGACCCCCACAACGACGCCGAACCCACGGGCAACACCTCGAAGGACTGAAGGAATCCCATGACCTTATTGCCTCACTTGGCGGCGCGCCTGTTCGGTGTGCCGCTGGCGATCCATCGCCCAAAACTCGATGTGATCCTGGCTGTGCTCGGCCCTCGGGTAGGCGTGGCGGATCTGGCTGCGCCGGCCGGCTTCACGGCGCCCACGCGCTCGACGGCGATCCAGCCGTCCGGGGTGGCCGTGATCCCGATCCACGGCACCTTGGTTCGCCGCACGGTCGGCCTGGAGGCCGAGTCCGGTCTGACGAGTTACGCCCAGCTCGCCGCGCAGTTGGATGCCGCGCTGGCCAATCCCGAGATCGCCGCGATTTTGCTCGACATCGATTCGCCCGGGGGCGAGTCGGGCGGGGTGTTCGATCTGGCTGACCGTATCCGCGCAGCCACCCAGGTGAAGCCGGTGTGGGCCGTGGCCAACGACATGGCGTTCTCCGCCGCTTATGCCCTGGCCTCTGCTGCGAGCAGGGTGTTCGTCTCGCGCACCGGGGGCGTGGGCTCGATTGGCGTCATCGCGATGCACGTCGATCAGTCCGAGAAGGATGCCCAGGACGGGGTGCGCTACACCACCGTGTTCGCCGGCGAGCGCAAGAACGACCTCAATCCGCATGCGCCGATCACGAGCGAAGCCCACGCGTTTTTGCGCGCGGAGGTGGATCGGATCTACGGACTCTTCGTGGAAACAGTCGCCCGTAACCGCGGGATGAACGCCGTGAGGGTGCGAGACACCGAAGCCGGGCTGTTCTTCGGACAGGCCGCGCTTACCGCTGGGCTGGCCGATGCGATCGGCACGATCGAGGACGCACTCGACGCGTTGCGCGCCACCGTCCTGCCTCCCCTGACTCCCTTGGCACAGATGGCACGCGATCCATCCGGGCCACCCCCCAACCTCCATCAGGAGATCTCCATGCAAGAACCCACGCACGCCCAAGAGCAAGCGCCCGCACCTATCGAGCAGCGCGTCAGCGCCGTTCCTTCGGCAACCGCCGTGAGCACAGCCATGACCGTGTCCGACGCCGTCGAAATCGCCCAGACCTGCACGCTCGCGGGGCGCACCGACCTGATCGCGGGCTTTCTCGAAGCGCAGTCCTCGCCCGCGCAGGTGCGCAGCCAACTGCTCGCCGCTCAAGCAGAGGCTTCCCCCGAGATCGTGAGCCGTATCGATCCCCAAGCGGCGATGGCAACCGCCCAAGCCGGCCATCCCGCTTCGCCTCACAACCCCCTGGTCCAGGCCGTCAAGAGCCGCCTGGCCCAGCACTGACCCTGAACGGAGACCGCTATGGCCACTTCGCTGCCTGTCCTGAATGAACCGATGAACCTCGGGGATCTCCTCAAGTACGAGGCCCCGAACCTGTACTCGCGTGAGCGCGTCACGGTTGCCGCTGGCCAAACCTTGCCTCTGGGCACGGTGGTTGGGGCGGTGACTGCGACCGGCAAGATCAAGCAGATCGACCCGTCGGCGACCGATGGCAGTCAGTACGCGGCAGGCGTGCTGATGCAAGACGCGGACGCCCATCTGGCCGATCGCCACGACGGTCTGATGGTGGCACGCCACGCCATCGTGTCGGACCACGCCCTGCAATGGCCGACCGGCATGGCCGCGGCCGAGCAGCAAGACGCCATCCTCCAACTCAAAGCACTGGGTGTCCTGGTGCGCAGCGGCGCTTGATCGCCGGGAGCCCTCTCATGCAAAACCCCTTCCACAACCCCGCGTTCTCGATGGCCTCGATGACGGCGGCCATCAACATCATTCCCAATCGCTACGGTCGCATGGAGGAACTGCGGCTCTTTCCGGCGAAGCCGGTGCGCACTCGCCAGGTCGTCGTCGAAGAGCAAAATGGCGTGCTCAACCTCTTGCCCTCGCTGCCGCCTGGCTCGCCGGGGACGGTGGGTACGCGTGCCAAGCGCAAGGTGCGCTCCTTCGTCATCCCGCACATCCCGCACGACGACGTGGTGCTGCCCGAGGAGGTGCAGGGCTTGCGCGCCTTCGGCTCCGAGACCGAGATGGAGTCGATCGCCGGCGTGATGGCGCGCCATCTCGAGACGATGCGCAACAAGCACGCCATCACCCTGGAGCACCTGCGCATGGGCGCGCTCAAAGGGGTGATTCTCGATGCCGATGGTTCGACGATCTACAACCTCTACGATGAGTTCGAGATCACGCCGACCACCGTGAACTTCGAACTCGGCAACGCCAACACCGCGGTCAAGAAGAAATGCGCTGAAGTCTTGCGCCACATGGAGGACAGCCTCAAGGGCGAGTACATGACTGGGATTCATGTGCTGTGCTCGCCAGAGTTCATGGACGCGCTGACTGGCCACGCCAAGGTCGAGCAGGCCTACACGCACTGGCAGCAGGGCGTGGTGCTGATCAACGACATGCGATCGAGCTTCACCTTCGGGGGACTCACTTTCGAGGAGTACCGCGGCCAGGCGACCGACGCGAATGGCACCAGTCGCCGCTTCATCGCGGCCGGCGAGGCGCATGCCTTCCCGTTGGGCACGATCGACACCTTCGGCACCTACTTTGCGCCCGCGGACTTCAACGAGACGGCCAACACCCTGGGCCAGCCCCTCTACGCCAAGCAGGAGCCGCGCAAATTCGATCGTGGCACCGATCTGCACACCCAGTCCAACCCGCTGCCGATGTGCCATCGCCCCGGCGTGCTGGTCAAGCTGACGATGGCTTGAACATGGGACTGATCGACGAGCTGTACCAGGCGGCCGATCGGGCAGGCTTACTCAGATCCTGCACCTGGCGCCCCGGTGATGGGGCACTCGCGCAAACGCATCCGGTGGGCTTCAACGCGCCGGATGAAACGCGCCTCGATGGGCTGGCGCTCAGCACCGACTACGAGATGATCTATCCGTCCAGCACCTTCGTGGGGCTGTCGGTACGGGAGGTCGTCGAGATCGACGGCCAGCCCTATCAAGTGCGTGACATCCGGGCCGTGGGCGACGGCTCGGAACGGTGCGCGAAACTCACCCGGATCTGACCCATGGTGGGCAACTCGATCCGCGAGCAGATTCTGCTGGCGGTGATGGCGGCTGTCCGCCCGGCAGCACAATCGCTCGGCGCCGGCGTCCACCGTTCGCCCACGGTGGCGCTGGGCCGCGAGCAGTGCCCGGCCTTGGTGGTGTTCCCGGAAGGGGAGGCCATCACCGAGCGTGCGAATGATCGCGTCGCGCGTGAGCTCACCCTCCGCGTGGTGGCGCTGGCTCGCGCCGTGCCCCCCACGCTCCCCGAGACCGAAGCGGACCGTCTGCTCACCGCGGCCCACGCGGCGCTGATGGCGGACCCCAACCTGGGCGGGCTGTGTCTCGGGATCCGCGAGCAGGAGTGCGAGTGGGAGGTGGAGGACGCCGACGCGGTGGCCGCCGCGATTCCCGCGCGTTACGCGATCACGTATCGGACCTTGGCCCACGATCTCTCAACCCCTGGATGAAACCCCATGCCCCACCTTGTCTTGAAACGCCCGCATACGCACGCGGGCCAGGCCTTCGAGGCCGGCGAACGCATTGAAGTCGAGGCCAGCACGGCCGACTGGCTGATCGCCCATGGCGTCGCAGCACCGTTCGCTGAGCCCTCGAAATCCGACGCTACACCCAAACCTCTTCAACGTAAGGAACCCCAGTCATGAGTACCTACGCTTCCTTTCAAGGGCGGGTCTTTCTCGGCAAACGCGACGCCGGGGGGCTACCCATCGAAGTGCGCTCGCCCGGCAACGTCGCCGAGCTGAAGCTCTCCCTCAAGACCGACGTGCTGGAGCACTATGAGAGCCAGACCGGCCAGCGTTCGTTGGATCACCGGATGGTCAAGCAGAAGTCGGCGACCGTGAACCTCACCATCGAGGAATTCACCAAGGAGAATCTCGCGCTCGCCCTCTACGGCAACCATGTCACCGGCACCGGCGGCACGGTCACCGCTGAACCGGTGGGCGGCGCGACGCCGACCCCGGGCGACCGCTACTTCCTGGCGCACCCGAAGGTGTCATCCCTGGTCGTCACCGATTCTGCGGGTACGCCCGCCACACTCACTGCGGGTACGCACTACACCGCTGATCTCGACTTCGGCGCCATCCAGTTTCTGGACACCTCCGGCTTTACTGCACCGTTCAAGGCAGCCTACAGCTACGGGATCGCCACCGAGATTGGCATCTTCACGCAGGCATTGCCCGAACGTTACCTGCGGCTGGAAGGCATCAACACTGCGCAGGGCAACGCTAAGGTGCTGGTCGAGCTCTACCGCGTGGCGTTTGACCCCTTGAAGGAAATCTCCTTCATCTCGGACGAGTACAACAAGTTCGAGCTCGAAGGCTCGCTCTTGGCCGACTCCACGAAACCCTTCGATGCGGTGCTGGGCCAGTTCGGCCGCATCGTCCAGATCTGATGGGGGCCGCCATGAGTGATCTGGAAGCCCTGATTCCGCAGGCAGTCGATCTGGTCATCGGTGGCGAATTGCTGGCCATCAAGCCGCTGAAGGTCGGGCAGATGCCGGCCTTCCTGCGGGTGATCTCGCCGGTGATGCGGCACCTTACCGCCGACGAGATCGACTGGCTGGCGCTATTCGGTGAACGTGGCGACGACCTGCTTTCGGCCATCGCCATCGCAGTGGGCAAGCCTCGCGCGTGGGTGGATGAACTGGCCGCCGACGAGGCGATCCTGCTCGCGGCCAAGGTGATTGAGGTGAATGCTGATTTTTTTACCCGGACGGTGATTCCGAAACTCGACGGCCTGTTCGCGCAAGCGAAGCTGCCGCCCGTGATGGCGACTGGTGCGATGGCTGGTTCAGCACCATCCAGCACCTGATCGAGCACGGCCACCGCCTGCCCGACATCCTCGACTACACCTTGGCGCAGGTGCGTGGCTTTGTGGTTGCCACGGCCCGCAGCGACGCGGCCCGCGACGCGCGCTTGCTGTCGCTCGTGGCCATCGGCACACGTGGTGATGCCCGCCATCTCGACCAGACCCTCGACAGACTCACCAACCATGCGCATCTCCGTTCGCATCGATAGCCCCGCAGCGCAGGCGCAGTTACGCCGCTGGGGCGGCGAGTTCCGCGACAAGGTCCAGAAGGCGGTGTCGCGGGCAATTGCCAGTGAGGCGTCTGAACTCAAGCAGGACCTGCGTAGCCACGTCGCGGGCCAGATGGCGGTGGTCAAGAAGTCCTTCCTCAAAGGCTTCACCGCCAAGGTGATCGACAAGGACAAGAACCGGCTGCCCGCACTCTACGTCGGCTCGCGCATCCCGTGGTCGGGCATCCACGAGCGTGGCGGCGTCATTGGAGGCCGGATGCTGATTCCGCTGCACGGGCGTGTCGGCCGCAAACGCTTCAAGGCGCAGATCGCCGAACTGATGCGCGGCGGTAACGCCTATTTCATCAAGAACGCCAAGGGGAACATCGTCCTGATGGCTGAGAACATCAAGGAACATGACCGGCCCCTGGCGGGCTTCAAGCGCCGCTATCGCAAGGCCGAGGGGATCAAGCGCCTCAAGCGCGGCGCGGATGTCCCGATTGCGGTGCTGGTGCCCAAGGTTGTGCTGAAAAAGCGTCTGAACGTCGAGCGCCTGGTCGCTGAGCGGATACCGCGCCTGTCGGCGGCCATCGAGAAGCAGATCCGGACGGTGGATTGAACCATGGCGAACAGAATCTCCGTCCTGGTCGCGCTTGAAGGCGCAGACCAAGGGCTCAAGCGTGCCATCATCTCCGCCGAGCGCAGTCTGGGCGAGCTGTCGTCGTCGGCCAAGACGGCCGGTGCCAAGGCCTCGGCTGGCATCGCCGAGGTCAAGGCAGGGATGTCGGCCTTCGGCGATCAGGTGGCGACGGCCAAGACGCAGTTGCTGGCCTTCCTGTCGATCAGTTGGGCCGCGGGCAAGGTGCAGGAGATCGTCCAGATCGCCGACGCCTGGAACATGATGTCCGCGCGCCTGAAACTCGCCACCGCGGGACAGCGCGAGTACGCCATCGCCCAGAAGGCGTTATTCGACATCGCGCAGCGCATCGGCGTGCCGATTCAGGAGACGGCCACGCTGTACGGCAAGCTCCAACAGGCGGTGCGAATGCTGGGTGGCGAGCAGAAGGACGCGCTCACGATCACCGAGAGCATCTCGCAGGCACTGCGCCTGTCGGGCGCGTCGGCCACCGAAGCGCAGTCGTCCCTGCTGCAGTTCGGCCAGGCGCTGGCGTCGGGCGTGTTGCGCGGCGAGGAGTTCAACTCCGTCGTCGAAAACAGCCCCCGTCTGGCGCAGGCCCTGGCCGATGGCCTGAACGTGCCCATCGGGCGGCTGCGCAAACTGGCCGAGGAAGGGCGCCTGACTGCGGATGTCGTGGTCAATGCGCTCCTCTCGCAAAAGGACACGCTCGCCGCCGAATACGCCCAGCTGCCAGCTACGGTGAGCCAGGCGTTTACGCGCCTCTCCAACGTCTTCGGGCAGTGGATCAACAAGCTCGACGAGTCGACCGGCTTCACCAAGAAGCTGGCCGAAGCGCTGACGTGGCTGGCGCAGAACCTCGACACGGTGATGCAGTGGTTGAAACGCATCGCCGAGGTCGGTCTGGCGGTGCTGATCTACCGCCTGATTCCGGCGTTGATCACCGCGTGGCAGACCGCTGGGGCGGCAGCCGTCGCCGCAGCCAGTGCCACCGCGGCGGCGTGGGCGACCGCGAACCTGTCGGTGTCGGCGGCGGTGGCCAGCGTCGGCGTGCTCAAGACGGCTTTTGCGGTGCTCGGTGCCTTCCTGGTGGGCTGGGAGATCGGAACGTGGCTGTCGGAGAAATTCGAGATCGTCCGCAAGGCCGGCATCTTCATGGTTGAGGTGCTGGTCAAGGGAATCGAACAGCTGCGCTACCGCTGGGAGGCTTTTGCCGCCATCTTCACATCCGACACGATTGCCGAGGCCACCCAGCGCCACGAGGCGCGGCTTGCGCAGATGAACCAGATCTTCGGGCAGATGTACGCCGATGCCACGAAGGGATCGGAAGCGGCCAAGGGCGCAATGAACACCGCCGCGACCGCTGCGGAGGAAATCGCCAAGCGGCTCGAAGCCGTGCGTCAGGGCACGCAGGAAGCGGTCGGTCGCGGCGTCGAGGCTGTCCATAGCGCGTTGGAGAAGCTGAAATCCCGCCTCGGTGAGGTTGATCAGGCCGTCGGCAAGGCCAACCAGACGGTCAACGACGCGACCGCCAAGATGGCTGAGGCCTACAAGGGGCTGACCGCCCTCATCGAGGCCAACCTGCAGCGACAGGTCGAGGCCGTGAAGGCGCGCTACGAGCAGGAGAAGGGCGCGCTCAATCTCTCCAAACAGTCCGAAGCGGCGCTGATCGCCAAGTCAACGCAACTGCTGAACGATGCCCTCACGCAGCAGACCACGCTGCGGCGGCAGGCCACAACCGACTCCCTGAAACTCATTGACGACGAATCCAGGGCACGGGTCGAGTCCGCGCGTCGCCAGGGGCAGACCGAGGAGGAGCGCCGGGCCAACGTCCAGCGGGTCGAAAACGAAATCCTGGCCACCAAGCGCCAAACGATGACGCAGGCGCTGTCCGAGTACCGGCAGCACATCGACGCGCTCAACGCCGAGGCCAACCGGCATCTGGTCGAAATCAGGCGCATCGAGGAGGAAAAGCGCCAACTCTCGATGACGACGGAGGAGCGCATCCGCGATATCCGGCGTCAGGGCATGACCGAGTACGAGGCCACCGAGGATCGCAAACGCCAGATCGCCGAGTACCAGGAGAAGGCGCGCGAGGCGCTGGCCAATGGCGAATTCGAGCAGGCCCGGCAACTCGCGCAGAAGGCGATGGATCTGGCCGCGCAGGTGGCGAGCAGCCAAACCAGCGAGGCCAAGCGCAGTGAGGACGCCCGCAAGCAGTCCGAGCAGGCGGTGTCGCAGGTCACCCAACTGGAGGCCCAGTCGCGCGAGGCCTACCGCAAGCAGGAATACGCGCAGGCCGAGGCGCTGATGCGGCAGGCCGATCAACTGCGTGCCGAGTTGGCCCAGAAGACCAAGGACGCCGATGCGCAGATCGCGCAGGGCAAGGACGGCGTCAATCAGGCCATCCAGCGTATCCGTGAGTCCGAGGAAATCCTCAACCGCACGCTGGATGCCGAAGCCAAGGCCCACCAGACGGCAGCGCAGGCAGCAACGACGGCCCGCGACCAGATTCAGCAGACGCTGACGCAGACGGAGGCCCAGATCGATCAGATCACGGCCAAACTGAAAGATGGCCTGAAGGTCACGCTCGACGCGGACACCACGCGCTTCGACAAGGCCATCGCCGATCTGGACGCGGCCCTGGCGGAAAAGGAGTACCTGCTCCAGATTCAGGCCGATCTGCAGGAGGCCGAGAAGCAACTCCAGCAGTACGAGCAGTTGCTCAAGGAAGGCAAGACCCTGCCGGTCGACGCCGATGTCTCGAAGGCCCGCGAGGCGCTGGATCGACTCAAGGCCTACGCCGATCAGAACGCGCAGGTCGAGTTGAAGGTCGCGACTGAAAAGGCGCAGGCCGCCATTACCAACGTTGAGACCATGATTCTGGCGCTCGATCGCATCCAGACGGAGTCGTCGCATCAAGTCGCCAGCAACGTCGATGCCGTGCGTGCCGAGATCGACAGCCTCAATGGCCACGACACCTCGAGCACACACACGATTTACGTGCAAAAGGTCGAGGTTAACGCCACGGGTGGTCTGGTCGGCGGCGGGCTGCGCCGCTTTGCCGAGGGCGGCGTGGTAGCGCCTGCTTTCCCGCGGATGACGGGAGGTAGTGTGCCGGGCTCCGGTCACCATGACACCGTGCCGCGCACTTTGGAGGGCGGGGCATTTGTGATTCGCAAGGCTGCGGTGCGCAAGTACGGTGCGGGGGTGCTGTCCCGTCTGGTCAATGGCGTTGCCCGTTTCGCACAAGGGGGAGCAGTGCTGTTTGGCGCGGGCAGGCAGGGGCGCGCCCTCGGATCCCACGCGCGCTCATCAAGACCTCGCCTCTTGCCCGAAGCCCAGGGCGAGGATTCGCACGTGAGTCGTCTTCGGTCACGAATCGACATCGCCAAGGCGGAACTTGAGAAGCTCAAGGCCGACCTTGAGGCCCATCCAGGCAAAGCGAACCAGATTCGCTCCGAGAACGCTTATTACGCCTACTGGCGAGAGCGCGAAGCGCTGATGAAGGCCATCCCCGAGAAAAATGCCGCGATCAAAGCCATGGAATTGGATCTCGCCAAGCGGATGACGGCCCGTCCTCAGGCTTTCGCGACCGGGGGGGTGACGGTTGCCCGTTCCGATACGGTTCCGGCGATGCTGACCCCGGGTGAGTTCGTCGTGAACAAGGACGCCGTGGCGCGCTACGGCGCGGGCTTCTTCGAGGCGATCAACAACCTGTCAGCGCCGGCACAGGCGCTGGCCGGCCGTGCTCTGGCAGGTGTCCAGGGATTCGCGTCCGGCGGTCTGGTGCAGCCCATTGGTCCCGCGCTGGCTCGACCGATGCTCCCAGGTGACGGTAGGGCTGATTCGTTCTTCTCTGCTGCCGCATCGATTTGCCCGTGCGCTGGAAAGCCTACATCGACTAGCAACTGCTATGGGGGCGGTTCCCGTCGCTGCTCAATCGACTCATCCGTGGGTGAGAGGGGCGCCATATCGCGCGCCCTGTCAAGGTACAGAAAAGTTTGAATTCATTTCCTCGATCTCAGGGGCGCGATAGTGGAAATTCGTGACACGACGCCTACGGAAGTCCGGGGCGCGCTACCTAGAAAAAGGATATTGTCATGCGCGAGAAGAAGCCCTGTTCGCTGGTCGTGGTCAGGAAAAACAAGCGCCTCACCGGCACGGCCGCTCAGTTGGTTCATATCAGCGAGTGTGGCGGTTGGGATGCATTCCTGGAAGGCATCGCTGATCGGGTGATCGGCAGTTTCGCACAGGCCTACAACGACGCGGCACGTCGTCCCCGTCTGCAGGCGGTTGGCGGCACCACGCAGGAAGTGGGAGTTTAATTATGGCTGGGTGGCAACAAAATATGCTATTTGCATATTTAGGCAAAAGCCTGGGTGTCGACCTGTTTTCTCATGACTTCGTGCGAGACCCGAGTTACGTGGAAGATCGCTGCAGACGCGTCATCGGCAGGGAGGTCTTGGGCGGGCAGAGCTTGCTGCGACGTCTGTTGCATGCAGGCATGAGCGACGAAGATCGGATGCGGATCTTTCCGGGGAAGTTCGATCTTGGAAACGCCCGATCGATTCCTGACGATGAATGCACGTATGAGGCGCTCGGCAAGGAGCTGGATCAGCAGCGCTCGCCGGATGAGGCTCGTGACGACCCTTCGGACAAGGCGGCTGTCGCGCGCATGCTGAAGGATACGGCGGCCCTTCTGGGGCATGCACCACCGCATGAACGGCAGGCGGGCGCTGGCCAAGTCTTCAAGGTGGCAAAGTTGCTGCATGGCTTCAAGCAGCGTGAGGGCCTCTCGCAGCTGATGTCGATCCTGCGCGCCCCTACCGCAGCAACGGCATCTCTGGAGTTGACCAACCCGTATCCGAGCGGGGCAGATTCTGACCTGCGCTGGCACATGATTGACCTGCACGGCTACCTGTCGGCGGAGATTCCTGCCGAGCGGTTGGCGGAGATCGATGGCACCTTCGGCCAGGTTCGGTCTGTGCTGGATGAGGCGCTCATTCGTATCGAGCGTGTGTTGAAAACGGCTGGTCGCCCCTCGCCGGACGAAGTCGTGCAGCGGTATAAAGTCGTCTTGGATCAGTGGACTTCGCGCCGTAACCCACCTGCGCGCCAGGAGCTGCGAGCGGATGAGCAGCTATATTTGGCCATGCATGCCCTGGACTTCCTGCACTTCGCTGAGGTGGAGCGTAAGCTGCGAAGCGCGAAGCTGCTGCAGTGCGTTGTTGTCCCTGCGCCACCGTGGCTTGTGCAGTCCCGAATCCGTCTGTGCGACCTACTAGCGCGTCCCGTGCCCGACACGGTGCGGCAGTTGCATCCCCTTCTGAGTGCCGCTGTTGGCGAGGACATCACGCCCAGGCAGTTTCGGGGCTATCTAGAGAGCGCGCACACCGTGCTGGATCACTGGGTAAGCCTGCAGCAGGTGCCAGCGTCTGAGGATGTCGACGCTCTAACTGGCCTAGCTGCGATTGTCGTGGCTCGCGAGATGCGGGAGCGGCCGGCGTCCTACAAGCCGGGCCTGCACGCCGCGGCGCGAGGACAAAGCCACAGTGTGAAGGCAGCCATGAAGAGTGATCGCCCCGTTTCCTCGACGCATGAGGAGTTTGAGCGCATCGTTAATTATGCGGTCCGATGGATGCGATACGCCCTGAGTGGGCAGACGGCCGTTTTTGAGGCGCAACTGGCGTTACAGATGCGGTTCATAGATGCCGCTGTTTCGGTGTTGAATACATATGACACAGAGGTAATGGCGACCTTCCTTTCGAACCTAGAAGGATATGCAGCTTACGGCGTCAATGGTGTTCCGCGTCTGGTGGCGTTGAAGAACGTAACCATGCAAGATGTCACGACACTGTGACTCTACATCAACGGCTGGCTCTGTGGTTATGCGCAGCAGTGGCGGAGACTGCTACCCTCTTGTCAGTTGTCCTGTTTGCACGATGGCCGAGTGTTGCGGCAGTTGCGCCAGTTGGCGCTGGCCAAATCATCGACTCCATGCCTACGAGGCCTATGCATTACTACCTGGTTTAGATGACGGGCGCGAGTTCAGTTCCCCATCCCGCCGAAAGGGACAAGCAGGGGAACACACGATGCGAAATATCCGTTTCGTACAGGTGAGCACTCGCAAGGGGGCCGTTTTCGTATCTGTCTCGGATAGACGTACGCGGGTACGGTTCCCGAGTGGGCCACCGGTTTTGACCGGTGTGCTTGGTGCTTTTCTGCCCGAGCGTTGCGGTGCGGTGTTGCGCTCAATAGTCATACTGACTGCGCCACACTTCCCGGACGACCGCGTCGCCGCCCCGCGCGAAATCAGCGATCAGCAACGCCTGCTCCCGCTGCTTCCCGTCGACGCGCTCTAGGACGGCAAGGGCCTCTTCGAATCGGCCAAGTTCGCGCAGGATCTCGCCCAGTTCGACCAGATCCGGTTTGGGCTCAGCTTCGCGCAGTTCTAGCAAGCGCTCCAGGTTCTCTTGTTCATCGCCTGCCGCCATCACCGCCTGGGCCTCACAGGGCGTGCCGTCGCGCCTGAACCGCAGATGATCATTGCTGCGCCACCAGATCTGCCGCCGGGCGAGCTTTTCACGCGCTGGAGTGAGCGCTGCCCGCTCCTGCAAGGCAGTCTGCCAGTCGGCAAGAGTAGGGAGTTCGATGTCCTTCGCGCTCTTCCACTCCCATGGCGTGGTGTGCCAGGTTCGTTCCCGCGCTAAAAGGCCTCGCTTGTCGCCAGTGAGGTGAAGATACGCCCGCTCGATCCAGCCGATCCGGTACGGCCCGCGCGGAAGCACGCCGACCTGCTCGGCGTCGTCGAGCCAGAACAGCGCCTTGCACCAGGGACATTTCCCGAGGGCAGCGATGGCGTTGAGCGCCCAGATGCTGGCGTAGCCGTCCGACCAGCCCATCGCCCCGAAGTCATTGAAGGAGGCGAGGCGCTGCTTGTAGAGGTGATCGCTGCACCTGGGGCAGCGAAGGACGGCTGGAGGAGCGAAACGGGGCATGAATTACTTACTCCCTGGTCCCCGCGGCGCCAAGCTGAAAGGACATCACAATGCAATGAACGGGCGCTAGGCGCACTACAGCCGACTTTTCCGACCACTAAGTGGGTTTGAAGACGGTATATCCGCGAGCGGACATGCATTCGGCGAGGACATGCTCCTGCGCCTTCACCTCGCTCATTTTGCTCGTCCCTCCGCCAGTTAGCCCACCCAAGGCCGCGCCGGCGACAATGAATGGAACGGCTGGAAGGAAGACAGCACCGGCGATCGCGGTTGCGACGCCCGCCACCGCAGTCCCGCCCACGACGGTACCGACTGCAGCGTTCTTTGCTGTCGTATCGCCCTTGTCGTAGGACTTTGCGATCGTGCGGCACTCGTCTAGGTCTGCTTGATAGCTCGCCTCATTGGAGATCGACTTTGGATCGACGACCAACTGAGGTGAACTGGCGCAACCTACCGTGAGGGCGGTGGCAGCGAGGGCGAGGGGCAGTAATCGAGGAATCATGGTGGGCTCCGGTCTGATGAACGGGCCCACTGTAGGTTTCTGGTTCCCTATGAAACCGAAGTTCCCCTACTTTTCCGCACGGACGAGTGCGGCGACCGGAGGCGCGCAGGGTCTGGTTCGGATCGAGCGAGGCGGTGGCGCCGTATTTCTCGTGTGGTTCCGTAGTTAGACGTGAATGGCATCAAGTCGTCGTCGAGTGCTCGTCCACCCACTCAGTCGTGTGTCTTCCTTCCGGGTGTAACCAACACTCCTCCTTGGTGGCTACGCGCATCGGCACGTCCCGGCCTTCGCACCAGTCATCCGCCGACGGGAGCGGGGCGGCCTCAAGCATCTGCGGCCGCTTGGGTAGCATGCCGTGCCCGAGCAGGCGTGAGATCACAATCTCACGCACGTACTGCGACGGCTTGATCTCGGCATGCGCAGCGAGCGCCTCGAGATCCGTGCGGATCCGGGCAGGAATCCAGACCTTGATGGGCACCACGTTCTTACCGAGCTCGGGTACCCAGTAGGTATCGATTCTCACTTTGCCTTCGGGAGGATCTCTAAATGACCTACTTAACATAACCGGTGTCGGATCCTTGAAAATGCCCGAAACGGCACTGTTCATCACTTCCGTCGCATACACGCCATAGCAGTGTTGTGCGAGAAAGCGCCGCAACATCTCACTCATCGACTCGCCCGCTCGCTCGCAGATCTCCTTGAGGGCCTCATTGGCTGGCTCGGGCAGCCAGAACTTGAGCGCGGTGTCGTGCCGGGCGAGATCACTGAAGTCACCCAAGTCAGCGACCAACTCCTCGAACTTCATCGGACGGCGACGGCTCGGGGCTTCACCATGAAGATCCGGGGTCTTTCTTGCGCGTGCTTTCCTGAAAAACGGCCACATAGTTATCCGTCAAAAAGTAGGGGAATTTTCGTTCGACTTCTACGACAAGGGTATCGTTGGAACCGAATGAACGGAAGTCCATGTATGACGAGCGATAGTGATTGCGCCCAGTCATTATGGATGGCGGGGCGACGCTGCTGAGCATTGGGCATCGACATCGCCGACGTTGCGGGCGGATGACCCGCTAGGAACGACCAGAACTGGGAAGGCGAACATGGCGCACGAGATTGGTGAGATGTTCTATTACGGTGACCAACCGTGGCACAAGCTCGGCAAACGGCTCGATCGGCCCGCTACGCTGGATGAAGCGCTGGCGCACGGCGGACTCGACTGGGAGGTCGAGCTTTTGCCACTGGCAGTCGCAGCCGAAGCTGACTCGCTCGCGCCGCAGCGACGCGCGGTCGTGCGAAAGGATCGCAAGCCGGGCGATCCCGGGCGGGTGATCGGCGTCGTCCATCCTGGATTCCGCCCGCTGCAAAATCGTGAGGGGCTGCAACTGTTCGATGCCTTGCTTGGCCGCGGTGAGCCGGTTTATCACACCGGCGGCTATCTCCGGCAAGGCGAGGTCGTTTGGCTTCTCGCACGCATTCCTGGCGACATTGTTCTGCATGGCGAGGACGTCATCCAACCGTACTTGCTGTACTCGAATAGCCATGACGGATCACGGGCCATCGATTTCCGCCTCACCACGGTGCGGGTGGTGTGCCAGAACACGCTCTCGCTGGCCTTGTCGCCGAAGGCGAGGAGCCTGGCTCTGCGGCGAGGTCACAGTGGCAGTTATCGCTTGCTGGCCGAAGAAGCGAAGAGCTTCTTCGATTTTGTGACGAGGCAGTGCGACGAAACCCGCGCGTTTTTTACGAAGCTTTCGCAGGCAGGCTGCGATCAGCGCGCGTTTGACCGGTTCGTGAGTCGGCTGCTGCCTGATCCGGCGCGGCCATTGACTGCTTCCAGCAATCCGCGCGTGAGGCGAGCGTTTGAGACGCGCATCGCAAGTCTTGTAGCCGATCGCCAGGAAATTGCGACCGTCTTTGCGCAGGGCATCCCGGAAATGCAGATTGACGCAGTCGGAGAGAACTGGTGGGGCGCGATCAACGCGGTCACTGCCTGGGTCGATCACAAGCAGTGCATCAAAGGCGACCGCTATGTGCATCGGATGTTCGGCTCCGGTGATGCCCTGAAGTCGTCCGCGTTGAAGATGATCGGCACGGGCTTGTCGCAGTAG